GTGTACCACGTACTCAACTATCCCTATCTTACTATCAAGCCACTTGATTGTCAAGGTTTTTGAGACACCAATTTTCAACGATTAAAAGTGTTATAATGCAGCCATGGATACAGATACAACAGATACAACAGATACCGCAGCGCCCCCCACTCGCGACGCCAGGGGGCGCTGGCTCCCGGGTGTCCGCGGCGGCGGTGCGCCCCCTATCACCTCCGAGACTGCGCACGAGATGCACGCGGCGCGCCTCGCGAAAAAGCGGCGTCTCATCCGCGCGGCGCTGGCGGACGGCGTGCAGGATGCGGAGTTGCGGCGGAGGTTTGGCAGGCAGGCATGGCTGGCAGAGGTTGCGCAGACGCAGCAGGCGATCTCCACCACGCCCGACGCCGGCGTAGCTGCGACACGCGCGGCGGAGTTTCTGCTGCTGCACACCGGGCTTGCTGAGCCGGCGGTCGGCAGAGTCGCCCCGGCTCCCGCCGTCCCAGCGCCCGGGCTGGGCGACGTGGACATCGTCGCAGTTGTCCTGCGGCGGCGTCTGGCGGTTGGCGACGTGGTGGATGCAGTGTATGCGGATGCTGAGACGGATGCTGATGTATAGACAAATTTCGGCTGGTGTTATTGTTTGTCTGTTGTGTTCGCTCGTCTCGATGGGGTACGTCTGAGTGTTGTGTTATTGTTTGTCTGTGTAGCCTCCCCGATTAAATTTTTCCCAAAATTCCAAATGTTCGACTTCTCACAAAATGAAACTTAACCTAGCAGAACTAGCCGAAGAACTTGACATGAGCATAGCGGAGGCAGAGCGTGTATACGCCCTATCTACAACGGTGCTGGAGGAGCTGATTACAGAAGCGAAGACACCTGAACAGTGGGAGGCAATTGCGCAGAGTATCAGGGATGACAAAGGGCTGGAGGCGGAATATCGCAAACGCGGGGAGCTGGCAAGACGGCACAGCTGGAGCGGGTTCAGGCACTTCTTCTGGTGTTGGACTGGCAAGGAACTGCCTGCCCACAGCCGTGCGTGGTTCAATGCGATCATAGACCAGAAGCGGCTGAACAAAACAGGCACGGTCATAGAGGCGTTCCGCGAAAGTGCCAAAACCACCATTATTACGATTGGATTCACAGCCTGGAACATTGGGCTGTTTCCGGAAAAAGAGAATTTGTTGATTCAAGTGGGTGACGGTATTGCGAAGGACAACTCGGCAAAGATAGCGGAAATCATCGAAAGAAGTCCTGGGTGGAAGTATTGTTTTCCTTATGTCGAACCCGACAAAGAAAGTGGGTGGGGAGATAAGGGTTATTTTGTAAAACGTACGGATATTACGGCGGATAACTGGCAGAGACAGATTGCGGAGCGTAAAGCGCCGACACTGCTGGGTGTAGGATATGGGTCTGACAGTATCATTGGCAAACACCCGACAGGCTTGATGGTCATAGACGATATCGTCAACGAGACGAATTCTTCCAGTGAGCGTGAACTGAAGGCAACACTGACGATATTGCAGGGAACCATCTTCTTTGCGATTACACAGCAGACCACCACGATTGTGATCGGCACGCCCTGGACGGAGAACGATGTCATCGATTATTGCAAGAAAACGGGTGAGTTTGTGCATGTATTCACACCGGGGTATGTCGAGCATGATGGAGTAATCGAATACACCTGGGAGGAAGAACGGGGAAGAGAATGGGTGGAACGAAAACGGCGCGTTACATCCTCGACCGAATTCGCAAGAATGATACAATTGGATTTGTCGAAAGCCGGTACGCAGGCGTACCGGTATCAATCCTTTCCGCACATGGATATCGATGCGGGCTGGCCGATGGTTTGCGGCGTCGATCCGGTAGCTACCAACCCGATGGTAACCGGGCGCGAGGGAGGCATCAGCCATTTTGCGTTGAGTATGGTACTAAAGACGCCATTCAACAAAGCGGTGGTTTACGACGGCATCGTCGAGAAATGTAGTGCGGATGACGGCGAAAGGCATATTGTCAATACCCAGAGAATGTATCCCAATTTCGAGCGCGCCAGCATCGAGATAGATGGGGCAGGCGTATTATTTGCCTCGATGGTGAGCAGGAATGCCGGCGTCAGGTTCAGTACCCATCGGGTCGGGGAACTTCCCAAAAGCCCGGAGCGAGGTAAAAAGTTTCGGGGGTATAATTTCCTTGAACCCCTGTTCAGGAACGGGCTGATCATGGTCTCGAATGCAGATACCCCGTACTTGAATAGATTGAGAAGCTATTTGAGCGGCTATCCTAATTTCAGCGATACCGCCAGTGAATGGGACGTGGCCGACAGTCTGTTGATGGCGATCTTCGACATGCCGGAGGTATGGACGCAGATCGTAACCAGCGCAGACAGTGAGACTGTCAGAAACATCTGGGAGAAACCTGCTGTGCAGAAATCCCCCTGGGCTGGAATTGGGCGAAGGAAAAAGAGGTAAACGAGAGAGGTAAACATGGAACTCGAAAAATATCAGGAACTTGCAAGACTGATTCTGGAATCGGAGGAGGAAAAGTCGAGAAAATCACTATTCGACGATATAGATACCGCCATAAGGGGAGGGAACGATCTTTTGGATATTGTTCCCGATTTGGATATGGACTGGTTCGTCGAATACAAATCCGCGTCCGTCCACGATGCCTATGCCGCCGCGCGCAAGGTGATGTCGTCTAGCAAGGTGCAGATCACTGTTCTGCCGCCCTTTGCTAATGAGATGAACGCGAAAGAGGCCGGTATCATCGAGGATGTCCTGGAATATAACCTGTGGCTGACGAACAGAAAATCGGCCAAAAGACCGCTGGATATAATTGCCGACCACGCCGTCAGATATCTGGCTGTGGCAATGGAGGTCATCGATAACGATTTCCAGTACAAGGGAGAAAGCTCCGCGCGCGTCCGCGCGATCAAACGCTCCGGCAGATTTACCTGGAAGCTGTTTCATCCGGGCGAAGCACATCCGCGCTTCAGCGATTCGATCATGGAGGACATTCTGCTGACACAGAAAGTAACGGTACAGCAGGTGGTGGACAAATTCGGGGAAAAATTGACCGCAAAAATAGTCGCTGAAACGAAAGAAAAGAACAAGAAAGCCGACCTATATGAGACTACCGGGATCTTGTATACTTATTACGATTATGAAGATCATGTCGAATGGTTTTCGTTCGACGAGAACATCAACGGAGGGACAGGCAATGATCATGAAATATTGAATAAGAAACACAAACTCGGCTTCATCCCGATTGTATGTGCATACGGGAACGACCCAATCCTGAAGGCGGTGGTGGATACCGGCCAGCTCGACAATTTGAACATCCTGTTGTCGATGCGTACCGCACTGATCACGGCTACTGTTGCGCAGGCCAGGACATGGACAAAAACAGCTTCGGGCGAAGGTGTTCGTGTCGACTATACCAATCCTGCCGCACAGGTACAGTTGAAACTAAACGAAGAGATCGGGCAGATGAATCCCGCCCAGACCGATCCCAATATCAATACAGTCATAGCACATTTCGAACAGGGTATTGCAAATAGCACCTCCGTATCCAGAATATTGTCCAGCCTGGATAGTATGGCTTCGGGTACTCCCTATTCGACCATCAACACATTGCTTCAAACTGCCAGGGAAAGCTTGGTGGACATTCGGAATTTGATCGAGCATGTTATAGAGGGCGCACTGTGCATCGAAATGTATTGGTCTAAATATTCCAAGACCGCCATCATGGGACAGCGCATGAAGAATGTCGGTATGTACGACGATACGAAGATGATGGGCGCAATGCTATCGCTCAACCCGCAGGAAAGCGATGATTGGCCCGACAAATGGATCATTACGGTACAACTGCGTCCGAATTCCCCCTCCGACCGCCAGGAAAGACTTAACTTTGCTATCAATTCGGGCGAGAAGATGTTCCTTCCGAGAAAAGCACAGTTCGAGATTGCAGGTATCGACGACGATCCGGCAGTCAGCCTTATGGAGTACGGCGACGAACAGGAAGAGATCGCCAAGATACAAGCCAACTCGAAACGAATATTGCTTGCTCCTGAAACGGAAGCAAAGCAGGCTTTGGCACAGCAACAACAGCAACAACAGCAACAACAGCAACAGCAACCAGCTTCGATGGGCAGGACTCCTGCCACAGGCGGAATACCGCCCGCCATGAGCAATCCGGGTGCAACCCGTGAACAGATTACGGGACAGCCGGCGCAAATGACCGATGGAGGTGGATAATGCCTCGTAAAGCGCAGTACGCGCCGGAAGACCTGTATGATATAGAACAGGAAAAACGTTTAAAGACAACATCCGTCCCTGTTGTCAAGCCGCTTCGCTCGTTCAACAAGCTTGAACCGGAAGAACTTCAATATCATAAGGTGACGGGAAATGAAAGCATTGGAAGTATCGCCGGCATGTATGGGGTCACTCCGCAGGCTTTAGTGGGAGCGAATCCATCCATGCAAAGTACGCCTCCGGCCGGCTCATGGGTTGCCGTTCCAACCATACTACCGTCGCAGATACAAGCAGATATCGCAGATACGCAGACACAACCATGGTATCTGCCGCAGATAGGCCCATCGCCCATCGCAGATATAACGCAACCGCAGCCGCTATCCAGCGCTGTTTCACAGTTGAACAATTTGTTCAATTTGGCACTTGAAAAATTTCGGGAACCGGTTTTCCCTCCCGAGGTTCAAGCATCTGGCAAAAAGCTTGTCTGGGAAAAAAAAGCTGGGAAAAAGCCTGTCCCGGCTAAAATCGGCGTCGGCGAAGCAACAGTCTCATCGGCTGTGGCCAGCGCAGCCTCTGTTTCACAGAATTTGGAACCAGAGGAAAAAAAATATATTTTGAGGGACCTGATGGGCGACGAAGCGATTGCGAATATTGCAAAAGCCAATTTGAAATACCAGATAAACAGACTGAACGCCCGCCTGCTTTTGGCAATGAGTGACTGGGAGATAACAGGTATTATCGAAACTAGACTTCTGCCGCCTTCCGTACCGGCAAATATGTACCCATATCTGCCACAGGAAGTAAAAGACGCCCTTAAGATACCGCTTATCGACGGCGGCTATGGCGCTGTGTATAATCCGAAAACACAGGCGTTCGACCTGCCTTCGACTGCGCCGGGTGTGAAACTTACCCCTGGTATGGCGCTCAGGAAAGCAGACCAACACCGCGTCGATACCGGCGAAGTGGATCAAAATTTCGTGCCTTACTTTATTATGGATGACGAACTGGCTATTTATACGGACGAACCCTGGGCGAACGAAAAGAGGTTGAAAGCGCTTGGTGGCATCCATAACGACGAGGGAAATTTCTGGTACTTTCCAAACAGTAACAACAAGCCTACTCCAACAGCCCCCTCCCCCACCGGAGGAGGGGGTGGGGGAGAAATATATAAACCAATATATAAACCTAAAGCGGTGGGGGGGGGCGGTGGCGGCGAGGAACCCTCACCTTCCTCGCCTCAGCCTCAACCTCAGCCTCAACCTGCCGGTACTGTGCAGCCATTAAGTCCTGAGAACCAGAAAGCGTTCGACCAGATCATGGCGCATGAAGTGGATTCTGAAACCGCCATCCGACAGTTGGAATGGTTTATTAATTCGGGCTATCTTTCACTCGAACAATCAACGCTGGCACAGCAGGAATTAATGCGGTTGAAGGCGGCTAAACAACTTGCCATGCAGACTTCGTACGGTACTTCGAAAAGCATCTGGAGAATTGGCTAATGCCGATCAAACCACTGACCGACGCGCTTGGTAATCCTTATGCCCCAGCCGCTCCCAAAGCCGCTCCCAAAGCCGCTCCTAAAGCCGCTCCTAAAGTTCCTTTTACTGATCCAAAAGAACCTGCGCTTTCTTTGACGCCTCCCAAGCCGTATGGGGCGTTGGCTATGGATGATAACGGGTTGCCGTATTACGGTGACGGCTTCAAAGGTTGGATCAGAAAGACATGGGCAGACCTGACCGACCCTGAAAAATACTTCGAGGACTTCGATAAACTAACCGATATCCAAAAGACATATTTTCAATCCGAGTACGACATGAAGGTAAAAATCGGCGCGGAAAGAGTCGAGGAATCCAAATGGGGTGACTGGGCTGAGAATTTCTTCGGACTGACTTCCGAGGAAATAGGCAGGCAGGCCGCCAACGTCGACATCGAACAGAGAATTGCGGGTGCGGCTGGACAGAACAAGGTAATGACCGCTGCTGCACAGTTCGTAAGGCTTGCAAAGGATACTGGACAAAATCTGTTGTGGGGCGGACTGGAACTGCTTAGCCTTGACGATACTGCCATGCGCAAGATACATTCGACCTTTGCAGGTATTGATGCGGTGGCGGACAGATACAATCAGGATTCGAATGATACCTGGCTGAAGAAATTGTTTGCCCAAAACATATTAAGTATCGGTAAAGATATTTACACGATTGCCTCCGCTGTTCAAAAGAACAAGACCAGCTGGGGAGAGGTATGGAAGGAAACGGGAAAATACCGTGCCGCTTCCGACATGGCTTATACGATGATCTGGGATGAATATGCCAGGGCGGAACTGGAGAAGGGCATTGCGGAGGGTAAGGACCCAGGGTTGCTGGCACAAAGTCTGGGACGCGCCGGCATCGAGGTGCTTGGGTCTATTTTCGGTTCTCCATTAACTTATTCTGGTTTGCCCCTGAAAGTACCTGCCCTGGCATCGAAAGCAGGAGATGTAGTTACTCTTTTTGGCCGCACTTACAGTCTGCCCTGGCGCACAGTTGCCAGAATTCCAAGTTTTGGAGATACGCTTTATAAATTCACGGGGCTTCCAATCGGGCAGGCATACCGCATTGAAAAAGGACTTGCATTATACAGCGATATTCCCACCGAAATAAAGAATATGTTCCTGAATGCAGCGGGAGATGTGGCTAATGAAAGACGTGCCAGCCTCATTCTCAAGCGTACGGCGGAAGAGACTGTCCGCCTGACTCACAGGGATGAATACAAATTGTTCTCTCTTGATTCTTCAGGCAAGGTGGATGTGGTTTCCAGGCACGCCAATCTGGTCGTCAATGCCATCAACGGCACGATCTCGAAAGGACGCACAGACACCGCTTTGCAGATTATGCGCGATATGGCAGCCTGGAGAAAGGGAGGGCCTGAAGGTGTCAAGGCAGCTGGGAACTTATGGGCAACCGGGCATGGAAAGCTTCTTTTTTCGTCCGCGGGCAGAATGACAAGCGAAATATTGTCCCGTTTGTCCAATGAGGGTATCACAACTCTGGCGACAAAACATGCGGGTGATCCATTGACGCTTGCCGAAGAATTCACCAAGACCCTGACCCGTGTTGTGGATGATATCGTTCCGTCTGTGGATACCATGTATGCCGCTGTATTGAAAAAAGAGGCAAATAGAATAGCGGGTGTGATGACTGATGCCAGGACGCTGAAACTCGCTGAAACGTATGATAATGTACCCTGGCTGATCAAGCAGGTGACGAAAGCCACGCACCTTCCTGAAGCAGCAGTCAACCTTACAAGCAAAGGCATGGCGTTTACGTTTATGCACCTGGTACCGCGTGCTTTTATCAGGAATATCGGCGGACAGGCCTTATTGACTGCTCTGCATGTCGGACTTGGAACAGCTTTGGAAGCATCGTTGACTGCGTTTGGCGGCTTGAATAAAACCCTGACCAGAAATATCGGCAACCTCAAAGAGACATTGATCATCGAACGCATGGGTATGGTTTCCTCCGGTGCGGCGCGTGGGATCGGAAAGATGGTTCCCCGCGAATTCAAGATTTTCGGCAAGTCCATTCCGGGTTTTCTGCCCTCGATCGGCAGGGCGGAACAATTGACGCGCCAGGAGATCATCCTGAAAAAGGGGTCGGAATATATTCTTCAGCAATTGCCCAATGTGACACGCAACCTGCCTGAATGGGATGCGGTAATTACAAAACTGGACAGTGATAAAAAGGGACTGTTGTATGCTGCCATGAATAGAAATTACGGCAATTTCGAAAAAGGCATGAACACGTTCAGAAACTGGTTCAAGGACGGTAATATCAATGTTCGGCAGATCGTAGAGCCGTCTGAGAATTTGAGGCGAAAACTGGATGACATGGGGCTGTTGGGCAAATTCTACGACTTGCAGCAGACTGCCCGCACACCGGATGAATTTGTAAAAGCGGTTGACGATTTTGCAAAAAAATACAGGGAAGGCGTATTGGATGAAGCCGCCAAACTGCCCTGGTTCGCAAAGGCAGGCGAGGAGCTTTCCGAGCTTGCCCAGAAGCTGGAGAAGTATGGCGACAAAGAAACACAGAATATGATGAACGGACTCATCCAGGCATGGCAGAACGTCAAGACGGAGATGAACTATGTTGTCAATATGTCGGTGGAGGCGATGGATCACCTTGCCGGACAGCAGAAAAGTGTGTCGGAGATACGAGCGGCAATCGATAAACTCACGCCGATCAAGCATAAGATATACCGCGCAAATGAAGCATTGACCTACGAGAACAGCAACAAACTGCGCGAAGAAATCAATATCATCAACGATTATCTCAAGTCCGACGAAATAGTCGTCGAGACGGCGAAGAAGATATGGGACACCCCTTTCATCGGAATAGACAAGTCCGAGATGTTCACGCTGAGTAAAATCCACCCGGATATTGATTTCGACAGTCTTACACCCCAAAAACTCAGAAAACTGGCATGGGCGGCTTTTTTCGAGTTCAAGGCAAGTTCGTGGTACAGGCGCAATACCAAGTCTTACGAGGATACGTTGAAGTACCTGAACGAGGGTGCGCAGGTTTTCGGTAAAAGCCTGGACGATCTGGCTGGAACGATCACAAGTCTCGATAATCCGTACCGGGTTGCGGCCAAGGCAAAGCTGGAGGCATATAAACTCGAACAGGTTTTTGCCTACAAACGCATGTTCAGGAACTTGCAGGTTGTGGATGAGAGCAAAACCCTTGCAGACGCCATCGGCGACTATAAGAAGATTTTTCCCGATTGGATCGGGGACGAGAAATTCGTTGGAAGAGGGGCGTCGTATTGGGATGCAAAAAGAATCATCAAGGAGAAACTTGTCTCTCCGTATGCAGGCGATCTGCCGACACCTGCGCGTGCGGAATACGAGGCGCTTCCAGCTTTCATGGACGACGTAAAAGCATGGAAGAATGAAATCGTGAGGAATTGGGCTGTCACCGTTCCAACACCGGGTTTGGACATCGAAAAGGAACTGCGCGCGCTGAAACCTGCTTTCGAGAAGCGTATGTCCGTCGTTCAGATCGAAGCATTGGCGACTGGTGAGAACTATGCTAATTTTCTGCTTCACGATTACAACAAGACCTATGCCGACCATGCGTTATCCTATCTGCTGGGAAACACCTTTCATTACTGGACTACCCGTACATACAGGAATGCCCTGGAAACGCTTATTTCGGAACCAAAATGGGCAAAAGCATATCTGGCTTTGAAGGACTACAACCAGAAACGCCATTCGGAACTGCCCGACTGGATGCGGAACAACCTTGTCATTTCGGGAGATGGAAACAACCAATATATGATCAACCTGGAATCCATGATCAATCCGATCTACAACCTTACGAATGTAGACTTCGATGATCCGCGCAGGAGGGTGAACGCCGTGACACGTTTGATCGACGACGCAAACAAAATGGGACCTACTTTCTCTCCGCTGGTTTCATGGGCGGTGGCAATCGACCTGTATAATAAGAGTGAAGAAGAGGCCTCGGAACTCTGGTTTGGCAGGATGTTCCCACAGACCTCCGTAATAAAGTCGGTTTCGAACGCCTTCGGAAAGCCTGTCGAACTAGACCCGTTTGCGCTGATGATGGAAGGCAATATGACGCGCTATGAAAGAAACCATGTCGCTGCCATGTTCGGTATCATGTATGACAAGAAGATGATCAACCCTGAGACGGGACTACCTGTAACGCGCGAAGAAGCGATAGAAGCGACGAGCAAGAAAGAAGGTCAGTTGTGGAATACCGCCGTAAGCCTCATGCTTGACAAGCGGTTTGCAGGCGAACTTTCCTCCTACTTCCTCGGCGCGGGACTGCGCGTGAGAACACAGGAGGATGTCAAGATAAGTGAATTCTGGGACAAGTACAACGTGCTGGTCACTTCCAGGAATATGATGACGGCGGATGAGTACAGCCGGGGATTCGACATCCTGCGTGAGGAATATGCATTCATGGATGTTATGCTGTTCGGGCGCAAGGCAGGCGAAGAACAGTTGGCGGCGCTGACTTATAATGTCATGTCGAGGATACAGCCGGGGCAGTCCGCCACGTTCTCCGAACTGGCGGGTCTTGAGCCGTACATGCTGGAATCTTTCTATGAGAACAAGGGCGATTTCGACAAGATGGGACTTAACGACCAGGATAGAGCCAGATTCGAAGCCGGTATTATCGACCTGGCGGTCATCCTAGCCATGCCTGATGGAGCCACCCGCGAGGAGTGGAAACTTGCCAAGAGCGAATACGGGAAAATGGTCGCGGAAATGAGCGGAAGATTTGGTGTTGATATACAGAAGAAGATGTCCGACTTTTTCGACGCACCCGACAAGGAGGCTTATCTCGAACTCAATCCTGAAGTGGAACTGGCTTTCGAATTCAAGAATTCATATATCGTGCAACGCCCAATTCTGACCGCTTATTACGGCGGACTGGAGGTTGTGACCCGCTACTATGAAAATCAGGTCTATGACGAACTGGACAAACTGTACCCGGATATGAAAGCAAGGTTCGCCAGATACCGCGAATTGCAATTACTCTCTCCCGGCGAGGCTTCGAAATACAAGAAGATATATCTCGACGGGTACTATAGAAAACAGGAGGAGTTGTACAAAGAATCGGACAGGAAGATATTGGAAACCGCCCCGAATATTCCCGTACCCATGCCGTACACGATCAGGCCGGAATACAAGATGTCAGGGATCCAGCAGGATATACGGACTGCGGCAACGGAAGTTCCAGGCCCGACGTGGGCAGACTGGCAGAAAGTTCTTTCTCCATCCCTGCAAAAGGCGATCGTGGAAGCTGCTTCGAGCGGCGGCGATCTCAAATACTCAGCCATGAATCAGTTGAAAGAAGTGGCGGAGAAGAAATTCGACATGAGCGGCTATGCCGCCTGGCGGCAGATTCAGCTTTTGTTGAAAGAGGAGTAGACAAAAGTAAAAACTGGTGTATAATGTAAAAAAAGAAAGGAAAATACAATGACCGAATTGGAAAGCGGGGAACCCGTTGTGAGCGAGGATGTGCCAACACCCACGTTTAAGGACGAGGTTTCCGACAGCAAAGTTTCAATAGATTCGCAGGCACTCGCAAAGCAAGTCGCCGAACTGTTGCGACCCGACTTCGAGAAGATCGCACAAAGTACCAAAGACAAGCGCATCGCAAAGTTGGAGAAGGCAGTTGGCGGACTGGCAGAGCTGGAAGCGCTGGGCGTGGCAATACCGCCGGAGGTAAAACTCGAAATGCGGCTGCGCGACCTGGAACAAAGCTCTGTTTCGAAGCCTGTTTCACAAGGCAGTGGAACGGCGGACGCGAATGGGTGGGCGAAGATCATTGCAGATGTCGGTCTGGACACCAAAGACTCGGAAACGATTGCACTTCTAAGGGGCGAGTATCGAAATCTCGATCACTTCGAAGCAGCGGCGTTCCGTCTCAAAAAACGTCTGGACTCCAAACCCAACCCGTCCCTCGAAACCTCGCCGTCGTTGAACGGCAGGCCTCTATCGGCAAAACCCGACCGGGATCAACTTGCCGCCGAATTATCGGAACTGCAAAACAATCCTACGAAAGATAACAAGGAACGCCGTGCAGAATTGGTAAAGGAATTGAGGGCGACAAAATAATCGGAGTAGAAAATGGCCAGCGGCTATAACACAACTACCGAACTCGACAGTTCGATTCGGGCGCAGTACGTCGAAGATTATCTTCAAGCGGCTGAACCAGCCTGGCTTTACAGCCAGTTGGCGGACGATGCGGTTTTCGATAAACCGCAGTCTGAACTGTTTCGCGGTTCAAGCGTAGTTTTACCCTTCCTGAACGACTTGGAACCTGTGACCGGCACGATTTCACAGGTCTATGATGTCACACCCGTACAGTTGTCTGACGGCACGGTTTCTGTGACCCCCACTTCCCGTATCAATGCGATTACGGACAGTGAACTGCTTTTAATGCAAACTTATACCCCCTATGCCTCGGCTCGCTTCAAGAAATTGGGGCTGAATATGGTGGAATCGGTCGATCTCGTAGCCCAGAACGCGGCTTTGCAGGGAGGCAATGTTTATCGCCCCGCTGCCCGTGCTTTGTTGAACTCCGGCGCAAATGAGATCAGCATCACCGCTTTCGACGATGTCATGGGCGATTTCATGGACTCACATGCTCCAGGCTGGGAGACCCCCAATGGGCCTCAGCATATTGTGATCATGCCTCCTAAGATGTGGAGCGATCTGCGCACCTCGGCAGTCATCCTCGCAATCGGCGAATATCAGAATCAGAAGATTCTACTGAACAACGAACTTGGATCGGTTGGAAACTTCCGCATCGTAGTCAGCCCGTGGGCCAAGACCTTCCTCGGCGCGGGAGCGGACAACGCCACAGCCATTGCGACTACTGTTGCCACTACAGCTATTGCCCCAGGCGACTTGACATTTACTGTTGCCTCCGGCACAAGTATTGCAGTCGGTATGCTGTTGAACGTAGGCACCGAGGAAACAGGCAATACCCACTATCCAACCAATGAACAGATCAAGGTTTCGTCCATCAGCGGTACAACCGTCGGCGCGATTGGACAAGGACCTAACGGCGGCTTCCGTTTTGCGCACGCCGTCGGTGTCGCTGTCAATAACAACGACTCTGTCGGTACTGCCGTATTCGGCGGGCCTCAATCGCTGGCTTTGGTTTACGCAAGCGAAATGGGCAACGGGCGCTATGGTACGATTGTCGGACCCAAGAAACAAGGATATGCCGATACATTCGTCTCTCTGGCCTGGAAATGGTACGGGGCAATGGCGCGCTATGCTGAAAACCGCCTGATTCGCGGCGAATTCTCGTTAGGCCGCGACTCATAAGGAGACCAAAATGGCTAAACTTTTTTCGAACAACGGTATGTATATGATTGGGCGCAACGTGTCCGTAGATGAATACGGCGCGATTCCCAATCTGTCCTTCTATCGTAAACACTTCGACAAGGTGGCGGCTTATACCGTTCTTGCCGGAGATACCGGTGCGATATTTACGAACTACGGCGCAACCACAGCCGTGACGTTCACCCTGCCCGCCATCGCTGACGGGCCGTGGGAATTCGAGTTTGTGGCTGTGGCGGATGTTGCCATCACAGTTGCAGCCGTAGCGGCGGACACATTGATTACGTTTAATGATGCAGCCGCAGACAGCGTGGCACTGTCCACTGCTTCCGAAATCATCGGTGGCGGTGTGTGTGTACGCTGTAACGGAACGTATGTGTACGCTCTGCAAACCGGCCCTGGCGGACACCGCCAAACCATGACCGTAGCCACCTAATAGACTTGGGGCGGGCGATGTATCGCCCGCCCCATCTTACAATGCAAATTGTCATAAAATTCAAAGGCGGCCCGAAAGACGGCGAGGAAAAAGGCGCTGAGGTAACGGGTAATCCGCTCAACAACGATCACATGCTGATCTATCCGATCCTGGATGGAAAGGGCAGACGCGTATCGGATCATATTTATCGTCACATTGGGGACGGTGTATTCGAGTACAAAGGACAAACTACGGTAAGACAATTTCCCACCTGGAAAGACAGGATCGAATGCTCTTTGGCACAAGCATTAAAAAGGATTTTCTGAATGGCAGGAAGATATATATTGTTTACGTATATCGCGGCAAGTACGCCCGTCTGACAAAACAAGGTCCGTTCAGAACCAGAACACTGGCTGAGAATTACAGCAAAAGACTGCTGAGAAAGGCGGATGGAATATGCGGTGCTTTGTCGTTGGAAACGGTAAAAGCCTCGCTAGTACGAACTTAGAACTTTTACAAAACGAGGCGTGTTTTGGAGTGAATTCCATCAGCCTTATATATCCCTACACAAAATGGAGGCCAAAATTCTACGTCCGTGCAGAAGAAGCCGCAACCCAATCTCCATTGAATTATGTCGAAGACCTGCGCCTGCACATCGAAGATCTGAAATGCGAGGTCTGGGCAAACGTATGGTTCTTGAAAGGAATGCAGGAATTGGACAGAAACAGGAACTTTCACGCCATTGCCTCTTGCACGCATCACCTTAAACACTTCGACGAACAGGACAGCCCCCACTTATGGCACTTCCCCCTGCTCTGCGGTTTTGGTTCAAGCGTGAATGTTGCAATACAGATAGCGGTACAGCGGGGTTTCGGGCCTATTTATCTTGTGGGATGCGATCTCGATTATAAAGAGAAACAGAACCACTTCGACGATAACTACACAGCCGGAATGCGCAGCCCAAGATACAACAACATGGATATTCTGGCCGCGCACATGGTTGCGGCTCGATCAAGTCCGGTAAAGATATACAACGCGGGAGTAGGCGGTACTTTGGAAGCCTACGAGCGGGTTGTATTGGAGAAATTGTTCTAATGTCCAGGATATTTCTAGTCGGAAGCGGCCCATCCCTGAAAGACACACCCATGAACCTGCTGAAAAGCGAGGATGTAATGGTGATGAACAAGTGGAACCGGATTTCCGACTTCCACCAATGGGACTTCATCCCCACGCATTATTTCAAGATCGACTATAATTCATACGACCGGATGAGTTGGAAGGATGAAATCGAGTGGGCTGTACGGCACGGATGCAAATTGTTCCTGTGGGAGCAATTCAGGGAAGGTTATCCCAAAACCCATTGTTTGCACGAATACCTGCCAAGCGGGGTTGGGGACGTACCCAATGTCACCTGGTTGAAAAAATGCAAGGATTCGGCGTACCAGTGGGACAACTACAAAGCCACCCAGTCCTGGCACTTCCCGACGCTTTGTACAGCCTTCGGCGGGATGTCCGCGATGATCCAGCTTGGAGTTATGCTTGGATATTCTGAAATCTACCTGCTTGGATGCGACCTGGGATATACGCCGGATGTGAACAAAAACCACGCCATTCCAAACTATACACGGGACACAACCGACAAAACAGCGATGGATAACGGGAACATGCTGACCCTTCATAAAATGGCGAAGCGATGCAGTCCCGTCCCGATCTACAACTGTACCATAGGAGGCGCATTGGAGGTTTATCCTCGCGCCGACATATTCGAAATACTCGAAAGGAAATAAAATGAGCGCATGTGGACATATCAATAAACATTCGATGGATCTAGGGGGGCAGCCGGACAACTTGTCCTGCGAGAAAGACATGGGGCATGACGGTAATCATGGCGCAATGCATCTTCAGCGCGCGAATGGAGTTCTCGGAGAATCGAAGGTATGGTGCGAATGGGTTGACGCAGCCGGAACTTTGGCTTCGGAAATCGTTCCCGAACCCCTGCCCATCAGCGAAAAAGACCGCCAACACGCCGCATTTGTCAGAAATTTCGTAGGCGGCGACATACCGCATGGAACTCAGATTGGCTAAGAAGCGCGTCTACGAAGTTGTAAATAACAACGCCGGCAAAAAAGGTTTACAAGTCGGCAAGAAGTTCTACCGCTACGGCAGGAACGGCATGTTCACAGTCAAAGACCCGGAGATCGGGAAAGAGATAAAGGAACAATACGACCTCGACGCAGTAGTGAACGAAGTGGAGCGAACCGATATCGAACCCGGTCATACTTATACATTTGGCTCGTCCAGGGAGTATGCGGAAGCGTGGGAAGCATTCGAAAGGCGAAGAAAAAAGAGAAGGCTGAAATATGGCTAAAACATTGGGTAATCTCTTGCTTGACGGATATATCGATCTCGGACTGGCGAACGAGCCGTTTTTGGCCAGCGGGGGTTCTTCGTCCACGATAGAGAACAGTCTGTATGCCAGCGACGAAGAACCCCCGCTGGAGGATTTTGCAAAACGTTGGACGGCGTTCGTGGAACACGATGCGGCCGGAGCGGGTGCGGCTCCCCAGGGTGAATATCAGAGAATATCCGCCTACGACGAGGCGAATTATCGTTTTACCACAGACGCTTTTACGGCGGCTGTCGCTTCAGGAGACAGAATCGTCATTGTCTCAGACCTTGTGCCTTTACAGCAAATGATCGTCATGGCGAACGAAGTAATCTCCGACTTGGGGCGCCTGGAACTGGTGGATACCAGCCTGACCACAGCTGCAAACCAGACTGAATACACCCTGCCTCTGGGAATCACCAAAGAGAATTTATATGCCGTTGAAATTCAAAGGATTACCACAGACGCGAATGACAACCGTTGGGCACCCGTCAAGTATGATGTTATTCCGGCGGCGGCTGGAACGGCTCATACGTTGATTATAGCTCAATACGCCGCTGGATATAAATTACAACTTTGGTACAGAGATTTTCACGCCAAACTGACAGCTTATAACTCGACCATTTCCCCCACTCTGCAATATGCCCAGATCAAGGCCGCTTTCAGGTACAAGATTACCGACTGGTATAACCAGCGCAATGAGGGCGGGGACGAATTCTGGCTTGGCGCAGAACGCAAAGCGGCCGGGTTACTCGATCTGGCAAAGATCGAACACCCGCAGCGCGCACCCGCAATAAGGAACAAGACCTTCGATTTCGGAAAAGGCATTGCAAGCGATGAGTTTCCTCCCATTGAGTTGGCATGATAATCAAGAACGATCTTCTATTCAAAGACGGCTCGGAGGTCTATGACCTGAAGTTGGATGGGGGACTTAGTTCCATCTATGAATTTCCGCAATCGGGTTCCACTCTGTCGTCGGGCAGCGGCGGTGGGAGGTTCAAACGCGGCGACTCGATCTTTTCCGAATTCGAGCAAGAAACCTGGGAAGGCGGCGCATTGGGGGAGTTCTATTATGAGGATCAGACTCGTTTCAGGGAAAGCGGCGGAGTTGTAACTAAATTTCCTAAAAAACTCTTTTTGCAATCATTATGGAAGATCAGCACAGGATTGGGTAGGACGCGCGAACAATCCATGCCCGGTTCCGTCAAATGGATCGCGCTGACCGGTTCGAATCGTGCTGTGGCAGTCCAGCCTACAGGCGCGGCTACCTTCGATATGGTCAACCTATTGATTCGCAGGCGCGGCACACCTGGAACATTGACCTTCGAGATACGGGCAAACAGCGGCGGTCTGCCAAACGGCGCGGTGGCAAAGACTGTGACAAAGACAGTTTCCGATATTACGGACACACTGGATGAATTTGTGACTTTCGACTGGGCGACCACCCAAGCTTTTTCGAGCCACTGGCTGGTGATCTACGGCGCGTCCGGTGACGACGGTACTTCACACTGGGAAATCGGGGTGGATGCCGGTAGTACAGGCGGGTATTATATTTCGAACCCGTCTTCGACTACATGGCTGGCCGCAGATTTCAAGCCATATTACCTGCTGTCCGATGCGGATACGGATGTGAAGTGGCATCCGATGCAGATCGGCACGAACATGTATGCCGTTTCACAGCCATCCACTGGAAACTCCGTCATCAAATTATGGAATGAAACTACGGATGCCTGGGCAACAGTTTCTCCAACCGGCGACGCCATATCGGGCATTGTAAAATCGGTGGCTGTATCGAACAACCTGGGCTGGTTTGCAATGGGAACAGGCGCAGGCAATACCGCCATTATGCAGTTCGACCACAACGGCGGCGCGCCGCAGTTGAACCTGGATGCGACCGCCACGAATAAAGCCGACCTGATCATGGCAGGCACCTTTCCGACAGTGGGGGCGCAGATATTCATGGCCAGGAACGCGGCGGCTGCCGGCGATACATATTGCGTCAAACGCGCACCTGTAACCGCATATAATACCGATCTGGTTCCGGCAGATACCTGGAGTTTCGAGAAGGGCTTCGATATCGTCGGCATGGAAATGCACGACGACAAGGTGTTTGCCAGGACTCAGAAGGACTTATATTCCATTTATTATGATTCGTTGTTTGCAAACGAACTCATTCAAAGAGAGAATACGGGGTTGAATGCGGTGATCGAGAACGCGGCATATATGCCGCTTCTCAGCATGGGCGGATTTTTGTATTACGCATTCTCCTATTCGACAGAATTCATGTCCGGGCTGATGCACCAGGACATCGGACTTTGGCAGGGCGTGGGAATGCCGGAAGGACGGCAGGGTGTGGACTCGGCATACTGCGCCGGGTTGGGCGGATTTTATAAGGGTGTAGACGCAGGGACAACAGGAACAAGTTCGGTTTGGTTCTTCGATTCGAAGAAGATGACCTGGCACGAGATGTGGCGGGCATGGAAATCAGGCATACGGGTCAGGAACGTGTGGTATCAGAGCCAGAACGGAACAACCTCGCCTGCGCGTTTGTGGATCAATTGCGGAAACGACCTGATCCATATCGACCAGCCGGACAACGGGTTGCTACCCTTCAGGGATACAGACACCCGCTACGTGTGGAGCGGCTACGTTGTTTCCACCGTCCATGATTTTGGGGCATTTCAATCTCCCAAATTCTACGAAGGACTCGACCTGATCTCCAAGAATTTGGGACAGAATACAACGGTAGAGATCGATTACCAGGCTGGAAAGGATGTAGGCACATCGAGCTGGACGCCTGCGGACGTTGCATTCAGCAGTCCGATCAACAAGGTCAAGCTGGATGTACAGGATGAGAATGAATTGGCTTACCGTCTCAGGCTGGGAACAAGCGATAATACCGTTACGCCGCTGATTTCAGCGACGGTCATGGTGGGAGTGTCCAGAACGATCAGCAAACGGCAGTGGAACTTGCAAATCAAAATAGGACACAGCCGCGACAACAACCCGATGGAGGTATACAACTGGCTTTTGAAGGTTTCCCGCTCTGCGAGAAAAGTGGGCATGAAAAGCAAGATGCTTCAGATGGATAATGTAGATGTGCTTATCAAATCTCCGCGCTTGTTCATAGACAATTACAATGAAGTCGATAAGAAACTGACCGGTACGGTACAGTTCAGCGCGCTGGAAGTCGATACGGATGATGACATCAAATATTAGAACCAAAACGCCCTACCTGAGGCTTCCAAAAAGCAAAACCCCCGAACAGGCTTTGAATCGTGAGAATAGAGCGCCTGTTCCAAAGGAAGTCGGTGGTATAATACAGGGGAAAAAGGCGTACTCGACGGAAGTGGCGTGGGCAAAAGGATTGGAACGGGCGAACAAACGTTATATTTTCCAGTTCGAGGTGCCGACGGCTTATACCCTGCCGGGACGCGGAAAGAATATCGACTTTCTGGTCGACGGTTTGTGGGCAGACGAGATCGACGGAGAGATCGCCCATAAGACCGAATCGCAAAAGATGCAGGATGCGGAACGCGATATGCTTCTCAGCGAACCGCTGCATGAACTCGGTATCAACGACATCAGACGTATCGATGCGGCACTGTTCACGAACAAGCAGCGGATCGACGACCTGATAAGGAAATATTACCTGTGACCGAGATTGCGCATGTAAGAAGCAAGGATACACAGTTTTCGACTTTCAACGCCGGCAGCGATGAATTATTGAACGAGGCGGGCGCTGAAATCGATACCGAAGCGGGTGTTGTGCTGTTGTCTGAAGCGACGGCAGATTGGGTTGTCTCTATTGCGCATGTCAAGTCCGAAGATATGGCGCACGTAAGAATTCCAGAAGTTTACAGCGCAGCGCTGGTGGATTTTCTGGACAACGAAGCAGGCGTTGACATACTTGCAGAAACAGGTGTCGAAATATTATCAGAGAATCTATCGACGACCTACATAGTAGAATTGACCCATGTGTGAGATAGGTGTGCAGTGACGAAAATCTACAAGGAATACGAATTTGGCATATATGATGTGGAGCCGGTCGCCATGCAGTTCGACGATTTTACGAGTGTGCAGCTTGTAACCACACCGTATAACGACGGCGTGGCAATCTTCAAGGATGGCACGGGAACAGACCTTTCCTCTACCCATATGCCAACGGGTGCGGCTTCGGTTTCCGGGAACATCGTTACCACCGCGCCCATCAGAAGTCTGCTGGGTGGGCATTTTTACATAGTTGCGGTCGTGGTTACTGTAAACAAGACAAGCCAGCAGAAACACGGGTATGTCAAGATCAATGTCGTCAATGAGAAATCCGGGCTGATGCGCTCGCGTTAGGAGTAACGAATGGGAACAAAAATTTCACAACTTCCAGCCGCAAGTTCGGCAACCCCTGCAACCGATGTGTCCGTTGTCAACGTCGCTGGCACAACGTCTAAAATGACTTTGTTGGATATCATGAGATCACCCCAAATCTCGAAGAGCGCAGATTATACCGTCGTGCTATCCGATGAGGCAAAGCACATCCTCCATCCTTCGGATGACACAACAGCAAGAACTTTTACAATCCCGGCAAATTCCAGCGTTCCTTTTCCAATTGGTACAGCTATTACATTTGTAAATCAGAATGGGGCGGGAGTGTTGATCATCGCAATAACAACCGACACCATGCGGCTGGCAGGGGAGGGCGCCACCGGAAGCCGCAAACTCGCTGCAAATGGTATTGCAACGGCTTTGAAAATAACTGCGACAGAATGGATTATTTCTGGAACAGGGCTAACAGGAGCGAAAGCTATCTTTGGGTATGGATGGACCGGCGGCGTCGTATCCATGACGAATCTTGTTTCGAATCTCGGGGTAGTTGCAGCGGATACAACCGGCGTAGGTACAGCCAGGAGTGGTCTTGCTGCCGCAGGATATGGGGGTGACAAAGCTATCTTTGGGTATGGATATACCAGCGCCGTCGTATCCATGACGAATCTTGTTTCGAATCTCGGGGTAGTTGCAGCGGATACAACCGGCGTAGGTACAGCCAGGAGTGGTCTTGCTGCCGCAGGATATGGAGCATAAAAATGGGCGTAAAACTTAATACGGAATTTAATTATCGCTATCTGGTCATGGGGGAAACCATTTGGGAGAAGATAAAACATCTGCGCAGTTTTCTGGAGGGACGTGTTCGCGCGGCCGTCCTTGAAGAGGTATCAGCTCTAAAGTATCAAGCCAAACTTGCCGAGTTGGATGCTCTGGAAAAGAACCGGGCGCAATTGCACCTGATCCTGAACGCAAAGGCGGAAATACTCGAAGCGGAATCTTTCTTCCCGTCTCAGCGAGAGGCGTTTGAACTTAACCGAAGCGAAATCAAAATACTGGAACGCCTTTTACAAGAGGCATATATATTGGCGGAGCCGTCCAGATTACAACACGATGACGGTACGATTTATACAGACGAGGAAATGTTCGAGGCAAATGCCGCCAACGAGTTTACTATCAATGTTCTGAAAGATGCACAATCTGAAATACTCTCGATTGGCGCAATCACCCCCGCAACAATACGAAAGGCTATGAGTAATCCACATACATGGCGTGAAATACAAAACTCTGGATTGATGCAACTGCCGGACAAAGCAAGTATCGTTGATCCGCCATTGTTGGATCGGGAAATGAAAATGATTACTGACGGGACGAAAAAGGAAGGCTATTAACAGTTAGCGGATAATCTGCTATAATCTACGGGAAACGTTCAGCCGAGCGAAGGAAAAAGGCCAGTGGAAATTCTTAGAGCATATAAGGTTGAAATTGACCCAAACAATGTTCAGCGAACTGCTTTGCTGAAACATGCGGGTGCTGCTCGATTCGCTTGGAACTGGGGACTTGCGCGGCGAAAGCAAGAATATGAGGAAACGGGCAAATCGAGCAATGCCATTGAGCAGCATCGGCAATTAAACGCGCTAAAAAAGACAGATTTTCCATGGTTGTACGAGGTCAGCAAGGCAGCCCCCCAAGAAGCTTTACGCGACTTGGACAAAGCCTATCAAAACTTCTTCCGTCGCGTGAAGAATAGCGAAAAACCCGGCTTTCCCAAGTTCAAGAGTCGGAAAAACGGCATTGGAAGTTTTAGGCTAACAGGCGCAATTCACATCGCTGAGACACATGTCAAACTCCCCCGTATTGGCTGGCTTAGACTAAAAGAACATAGTTACATTCCAGCCGATGGTATTCATATCTTGTCTGCTACAGTGTCCGAGTCTGCCGGACGATGGTTTGTAAGTGTTCAGTGCCGACAGGAGATAGAAGTTACCCAGGCAACCGGAGAGCCTGTAGGCGTTGACTTGGGAATTAAAGAGCTTGCCGTTGTTTCTGACGGACGGCGATTTGAGAACCCGAAGCCACTGAAGAAAGCACAAGCAAAATTAAAGCGACTTCAGCGTGAGCTATCACGCCGAAAGAAAGGCGGCAAGAATCGAGAAAAGACACGGAGGAAAGTTGCCAAAATACACCAAAGAATAGCCAATATCCGGCGTGATACACTGCACAAGGCGACTTCAGTTATCGTGGCAAAAACCAAGCTAGATGACGAACGTCCAAGTGCAATTGTGCTTGAAGACCTAAATGTGTCGGGCATGTTGGCAAACCATTGTTTGGCGCAAGCAATCAGCGATGTCGGATTTGCCGAGTTTCGTCGGCAGTTGGAGTACAAGACGATTTGGTGTGGCTCCGAATTGATGTTGGCTGGTAGATTCTTTCCTTCCAGCAAGCTATGTCGATTTTGCGGTTGCATCAATTCAGAACTCAAGTTATCGGATCGGGAATGGACTTGCGATTGCGGTGCAATACACGACCGCGACTTGAACGCGGCAATTAATCTCAAGAATTTAGCACCAAAACTACCGGGAGTTTCTCGGAAAGTCACGCCTGTGGAGAGTGATATAAGACCAACAGAAATATCGTTGGCGACCTCGTTGATACAGGAACCAAGCACAGAATCTCATGGTAGATTTTGGTAGGTATTGGAGAGGGGTGCAAATGAACACATTATCCCGGGAGGAGGAGTTGGAAACAACCGGCGTTGATATTTCTCTTTGGCAGAATCTCCCTGTTAGCGACCCTGATAGGCGCGAGATCGATTTCGATACGATGCGACTCAATGCCAATTTTGCCGTATTCCGTGCCGGTCAAAATAATTGGCAGGACAGGGAGTTCCAAAACTACCGCAAGCAAGCCAGGGCGGTGGGATTGCCGCATGGCAGTTATTGGTTTTACGATAGTCGCGCCGAGCCGAAGAAACAGGCGGATTTGTGGCTATCGATCGTTGACGACGATTATGGCGAACTGGGCTTGTGGTGTGATTTCGAGGACAACTATGGAGGCAAATGGAGACGCTGGCAGGACTGGCAGGATTTTATTTTACGACTTTCGGCGGCAGATAAGGACATAAAAATAGGGGTGTACACCGGTTATTATTACTGGATGGAGCATACCGCAGGCATGTCATACAGCATGGCGGAGTGGTGGAGCAATTTCCCGCTGTGGATTGCCAACTATAAAGTAGACAAACCGCTCCTGCCAAAGCCCTGGTCGGACTGGACTCTGTGGCAATATACAGACAAGGGAGATGCTGGAAAATACGGCATTTATGACAGCAAAAATGTCGACCTGAATTATTTCAACGGGACGCTGGAGAAGTTTCACAAGATGTTCAATATCGACGGCGTCCTGCCGATCGATCGATCTAATAAGGAGCAAACAATGAAATATCGAATGACAACAATTTCAAACGATACCAGAATTCGCACATTATCCAGTACACTTGGTCGGGTGCTTGCCAATGTACCTGCGAATGTGGTCGTCAGCGGCGATGAACTATTTACAGCAACACAAAAAACGCCATACCAGGACATCGGCGATAAGTGGCTGAGAATCGATTACAAAGGGATTGTCGGCTGGATGGCATACATACACAAAGGTACGCCGATCTGCAAGGATTTCAGTACGGAAGGTACTCCAAATCCAACTCCGGAACCGAATCCAACTCCGGCATCCACACCGTCAATCAATGCAGATGTACAGATCGACATCGAGAATGGCACGGTGACCGGCGTCAGTGTGGACGGTGTGTTGTGGAAAAAACAATAAACATTCATCTTACGATCGGCAATAGATCGGATAAGCCGGTATTGCGGCGAGATATAGATCTGCGCGTGCCGAATGACGGGCAATATGCGCGAGTGTTGCACGACTGGGAATTGCCTGAGAATGGTTTTAAGCCACCCGACATTTGGGGACAGCCTCGTCAACTCATGCCGAATTTTGGAAAACCGGGATATAAACGTCCACTGCCGTCTACGAGAATGTTGTGGGGTAGATACAATGGCGCTATCTATGACAGACAGGCGCTGTCAAGAGAATGGCAGTTTTGGCTCAAGGAACTTTTGGCTTATCAATTGAACGGACGCGCGCCGGAGGGAAAAATCGAATATCATTATGAGGAAGGTAAAATCGATGTTCCAGTTGCGCCAAATTTGTACACTTTTGCGAAATGCACAGACGGCAGTTTAACATGGGCGTATGTAAATCTAATCGAAGACCATCGTTCATTTACGGACACATCCGCGCCTGAGAATGGCTATGCCGATTATGTGACCGGTCGCAATATTGGACGAAAACCGTATGAGTGGAAATGTTTGACTACCACCGGCAATATAGTTAAAATACTGGACAAGTGGGATAAATACTATGTCGTCGAAGCATTCGATTTTCTGAAACCGCCGCCGTTATTGAGTAGCGTCATCGACAAACAGCATCTCATCCATTGGGCTACGGAACAGACAGTTGTGAAATTGCCCGATAAGCGCTGGACAGTTTCAATGTATCCGCAAATCAAAGTCATTTGCGATTATCTGGGTTTGGAACGAACTGGGACGCCGTTTCCGCTTGGCTCACGAGGTGGGACTAATCTAATACGAAAAGAACACGTGAGACTTGTCTCCGCCGGTGAAAAATATTCGCCGTATGTTCCAGAACAATGATCTCATCATACATCACGGCATAAGCACAGGGTCACGGAATATAAAAGCTCCTTCCGCTGTTATGTCATAGTCGATTATGCCTATGTCGTTACGCTGAAACCCGCTCGCTCTCAAAGCGTGGCGGGTTTTCATTTGCAGCGAGGGGGAGATTATTCCATAATAGGTATTCCACGACTGACTGTATGAGCCTAAGGCGGATTTATGAAAATGCGACCCTATGACTAAATCGGGCATTTCTTTCTTTTCCTTCAGACAGTCGTAATAAATTGCCTTCAATCCGTTATAGATCGCGTTACCCTCATTGTGTCCTTTACCCGCTCCAACCCATTGATGCGTAAACCATATCCGCCGTCCGTTTTGTATCAGCTCACCCGTGTCGCAATACACCGCTCCCAGATGCTGAAAATGTCGGGCGATGTAAGCCTCTATAAATTCTGTGTGAACTTCCGTACCGCTGGTAATGTACAACTCGTCGCCGTTTTTTACTGAAAACCCCATTGCATCGAGAAAAGTTTCCATTATTTCGATTGCGACAAGTCTCATATCGTCCAGCATAGGAACCGACAATTGAATTGTCCTCAATCTCGTTCCCTCTATCAGGTCCCCGTTGAATATGACGGTTTTCGGAAGGGATGATTGCTTTATCCTCTTCGCCTGCGCCATCAGGTGATCGTATATTTTCAATTGATGGAACTGGGCGTAGATCTTCCTGTCGCCTTCCATCTCCATCAATGGAGGCAGAGTTATCGAGGGAGGAAAAATAGAAGTGGACGAACCGGCGTGAATATCGGACACGACGACGTTTTGTCGGTCTTTTTCTTTTTTTTTCATGGGTGATCTGTCCGATTCTTAATAGGATTGTTGTATTATTCGTAATATGATGTCCCCCAATACGAGAAGTAGAATCGCCGTGAATTTGACGTCCCACGACAGAACCTTATCGCGGATGTTTTGAAAGCCTGGCTTGCCATTACCAAGCAGCATTTCCTCGTGGACAAGCGTCTTTTGGTCGAAATGTTTACGTTCGAGCAATTCTTTTTGTATCTCGCTCACCTTCTCCATAATTTGATCCAACTTGTCCGACTGTGTTTTTCTTGCCGCCATAATACCTCCATTCGCCCGTCCAGATGCTCCGCACGGTGCTGTACCAGCATCTCGTGCGGAGCAGGGCGCGGTGTCCGTATTTGGACTAACCTTTGAAAATCTCGCCTTTGGTCAAATAACGAAGCAGCAATCCGCCAACACTGACTGCAACCAGAAGCAGTTCGTTTTGTTCGGATGAAAGCCGAAAATCTGCAAATCCAAACAAGTTGGCTAATGCCACAAGTAAACTTAATACAAAGAAAACAACTGTCTTATATCCGTCTAGTTTTTTCATTTTATTGCTCCTTTTTGGTTATTGTACCACACTCTGATCCCTATTCACTTCACTGTTAAACTTATTCATTTCGGCAAACACCTCCTTTCATCAGCCGCGCTGGTACACCCCATCCAAATATACCACGATGTCCCCACTATCCAACCTCTTCCGTCCCCCAAATCTACAACCATGAAAGTGTCGCCCAACTTTGCACTGGACATTATTTCGCCCTCCCATGATCGGAGATAAACATTTTCTACTATCACAGTGACGGATTCCCCAATCTGCGGAATCGGGGTCGCTTGACGTACTTCTACCGTCGGGGCGTTAATAAGAATACCTGTATTAACACCACATGCCAGCGAAACTAATATAAGCAGAACGATATATCGCAAAAACTTGCCATCTCTGTCCATATAATTGTATCGGATAATAATTATCCGACGTGCAGCCGAAAATCCTCAGACCAAATAGACGGATCAAGGACAACTCGAATTTCTTTGACAACAGGCAAGCCTGTTGCGTCGCTTTTTGACAACACCTTATACCGCTTCAGCAAACCCGCTTTCTCCAGGGACAACAACGCCGCCCTTAGCATCAGGGCGTTTACCGCTGTTTTGTTGTCGGCGTTGGAGGTACTCGCGGATCGCGCCTTCGTAGTCTGGGTAGAGGTTGGCATGTTGTCCATTTTTTGAGATTGTGAGGATGGTTGCGCCTTTGCCTCTATGTTTTCTTCTGAGGACAACAGCTGGATATTTTCTGTCAGAGCCGCCTTGTATTTGGATGTCATACGGTTCGTCTCCTGTTGTCGGACTGATCATGATCAGGATTTCATCTGACGATTCTGGCGGGGGATTAGCCCGCCCCGTCAGTTTGGGCGTTTTTTACCCCGCAGGATTGCCATGACAGCATCCACGTCTTCGGGGTTATATTCTTTTTCCAGTTCCTTCATCACTGCTAAAAGGTCTCGTCCGCTTTTCAAAAGTTCTTTTGCGACTCTTGCATTCATCTGTCGATCCAGCATCGTTCCTATCGCCTGCGCCTTATGTCTTTTACGCGCCACGGAAGGATCATTGTAGTAATAGAGGAAACCCATAACGGTGTGAAGACCGGTTAGAACAACCACGCCGCCGAGTAGAATATCCGCCCATTCTCCACTGAAATCTAGAAAATCGGCAACGCCGAGGAAAATCGACGTAAAGAATGCAATCCCGGCCATGAACAACGACCATCTGCGCCATGCGTCCGTAGTGTGATTGTATTGCCATCCGATTTCCCACAAAATAAACGGAATGGCACAGGCGAGGGACGCCGAGAGAGCCTTCCACCAACTGCCGGTTAATTTATAGACAACATCGTATGCCCGAACATCCGCAAAAATTACGACAAAATTTGCAAACACAGCAATAATGACAGGAGCATTCGACACTATGTTGTCTTGAAACCAACTGGAGTTGTTATCGTCAAGCAGATCGACTATCCGTTTGTCGTTCATGTTTTTTTCCTTTTGGACTTCCAGTTAGGCGGCTCTGTGCAAAGAGGCAGTTCTGCATGGCATGAAGCCATGTTGCCGCAAACGTCAGCACGGAACGCGACTGCGAGGGCTACGTATCGCGCACAAGCCACCTGGCAAAGTGTAATATCTCGTGCGGGCTTCGGTTCTCTTATTGCCATAACTCTCTGCATACAGCCGCCTAACATGTAAAATCCTGTAATCTCTCTACGACCCTTCGGGCCGCCTCGATGCGATTATTTGCCTCTATACGATCGGCAAGATATTTTTTTCCTTTTGTGGCAATGTAATGCCATTCACCAATTCTATCCATCCAGACGGAGATTGTCCACTCCATCCATGAAGTTGTATATATAGATGCGCTCATATTTTTCCTTCCACAAAGTCAAGTCTGTTTTTCAAGACGCTCGGCAAGTTGTCAAGCCATTCACGTCCATATTTTTCAAGCGTCTTTTCGGAAGGGATTTTCAATTTGCCTCCACAAATGCTATCAAATCCGCAACTATTGCCCGAAATGTCTTTGTCTTTTCAGACGACCAGCCTAGTTTGATCGGTAATCCTTCACTCAGCCTGGACAAAAAACCAACCTCTCTGTATGTCTTTGAACGGGGGATTTGCTCGCTTAAAGTATGCGCCTGCATTTCCTCAACCGTCATTGTTTTGTTTTCTGCATTTCCCACTTGCACAGCATCATCAAGCAGGGCGGCGGGATTTTCAAAATGTTTTGCGCCGTTGACAGTCGTTGCCCAATTCGCCGTTTCAAGATGGGAAAAGGTAATACCGTTCTGAAACCAATCGCGTAGTTTTTCATCGTCATATTCACGAAGCGCAAGGAGCGATCTTTCGATTGTTTTTGCGCTCCAACCCGTCTCTCGCCCTACTGCGGCGTAGTATTCCATGACTGAGGGTATGCGGTGTTCATTATCCTCTTTCCATCCCCTCACGCGGATGAAAATTTCAAGTTTACGCAAGTGGATCGGACGGGTTTCGTCACGCAGGAATTTTGCAAAATCGGGTGGTAATTTCATAGATCTCCTTTTCCATGTTGTACGGAGCAATGACACTCCGATTTCAAAATATCTTGCATAAAGGAAAGAAATTCTTCCTTATCCTTCGACAAGTCGGGTAACCGCTGTGTTAGGCGTGCTTCAAACTCGATGACATCTTCAACGGGATAGGTACAACCCGTGCCTTCGATGTCACTCTCGAAGACAATGCGACCACTGTATGACATTTCATTTTCCTTTCTATGTAGCAAGGCGCGGCTAACGGTTCGCTTTACCTGCGGGGGGATTTAGCAGGTAACTTCCCTTCGGACGGTAAATCTTCGGGGGTGAATAATGCTTGTTGCGCGGGAGCCGCGTCAGAGTGCAAGCGGTTGTTAGGCGGTGTTTCAGCCTTTACGATACGCCTGCCTATCCACTCAACCACAGGAACGGCAACGGCATTTCCTAACTGTTTATATCTTTGCGTGTCGCTTTGTCCGTCTGTCCATCCATCGGGAAAGCCCTGTAACCTTTCGCACTCAATCGGCATAAGGCGACGCACTCCAACCATTGACTGCCTTTGCCTCCCCTGCGCTGTGTTTAGCGTTGGAACTATGCCGCTTTCATGTATTCTAGGCGTCCCGTCTTGTGAACGTGGCTCCCATAAAATCAAATCAGTTGCGCCTTTATAATCTCGCGCTGAAAGCGTTGATACATTCTCTGAACCTTCGCCGTATTCATCTGAGCGTTGGCGGTCAAAAACAACATGGGCAAACTGGGCATTTGAACTCGCCAGTGTGTGCATTGGGTCGCCCGATTTTCTGTTCTGTCTATTTATCGGAGCGGTAATCTGAAAAAAATCGTAGGGAACAAATGTTGTATTTATTCCGCCGTCTCCCTTGTCGCCACTGTGCGAAGCGTTTGCTCTAAGTGAGTAGGCAACTTCTTTCCCCGCTTCTCCGCCCTTTGGATTATCCCTTTCGCCGCCTTCGGACTCAAATAATACTTCGGTGGCGCTTCCGTTTCCAAAACTTGCGACAATGAACACGCGCCGCCTTCGTTGGGGAACTCCGAAAAACTGAGCGTCAAGCACCCGCCAGGCAACACCATACCCGCGCTCCGCCAACCATTGAACGATGACGGCAAAGTCTTGTCCTTTATTGCTGGATAAAAGACCAGTGACGTTTTCGATAACGACCCATCGCGGTTCAATTTCGTCAATGATTCGGGCAAACTCGAACCACAAGCCAGAGCGTTCACCAGCGAGACCAGCGCGTCGCCCTGCGATGGATACATCCTGACAGGGGAATCCACCACAAACAAGGTCAATTGTTTTTCTTCCATGTGTTTCTTTTCCTACCTTTCGGACATCATCAAATAATTCAGCCTTTGGAACGGGGCACACGGCGACACATTCCATGCCTGCGCGTTCAAACGCCAAATCGAAGCCGCCTATGCCTGAGAACAGTGAGATAAACTTCATGCTACTTTGCCTCTCGAAGTAAGCGCCAACCTGCCATAATTCTCGGACTTTACGTCCGAGTTTTCCATCTTTTCGGACTTTACGTCCGAGTTTTCCATCTTTTCGGACGACTAGCAAAAGTCGGGTGGACGCTTTGTTAGCCTGATCTTAGGCTTCGTGAATGTCATCCAATGCGTTTTTGATAACTTGCCAGACTTATGCCCAAATAACGGTTTTTCTGGCGTGAGTTTCAAAACTTCGGAAACGCTGATTTTTGTTTCAGCCCATTTGAAAATAAGCGTTCCATTTGGCTTTAGAACACGGAAACACTCTGCAAAACCATTGCGTAACATTTCGCGCCAGTTATCACCAAGAACGCCATAATACGCAAGCACGCAGCCAGTTTGAGCGGCTGTTACATGGGGTGGGTCGAATACGACAAGATGAAACGATTCATCGGGAAACGGGATATTTTGAAAGTCTGCCATATATGTTGGTTTTATCTCAATTGGCTTTCTGCCTTTGCGCTTATCGGCTTGGATTGTTTCACTTCGTATGTCAAGATAGATGGCGCGAGTATCGTTTTTATTGAACCAAAACGCCTTGCTTCCGCAGCACACATCAAGGATGGGAGGGAGATTATTTTGCATGAAGAAGCCTAACTTTTGCGTTACCTGCCGCCGTGTTTAGCGGACGGGTCATCTGCAATAAAACTAGATTGCAGGGGATTGTCGCCACGCCCACCCGCGCCAGAGGCGGTCAGGTACACGCTTTGTTGGGCTT